GCTGATATCTCTTCCACGCACAACTCCGTAATATTATTAACACTTATTCGCATCGCATTTGTTAACGCTTCAACGACTTTCCTTATCCATTCTCTACGGACACTCGGATCTGGTGCCACAACATGCCCATAAATGGTGAAATTCATCCAATACATTGACGCACTTACATTATATGGTGCTGATACTTCCACAATTCGCCAATACAAGCCCGGACGCTGGTCTGACGGGTCCCATGTATCTGGGTCAGTTTGCAATATCGGTGTTTTGATTATTTTCCCTTCCTTTGTCTCAACCTTCACCCAGCGGCTTTCACTCCAAGTACGTAATGCTGCTACTGGATCTGGGTCGTATGTCTCACCACTCAACCAACCCAATGAAAAGACCTGAAACTGCAAGCCACGTTCTAATGCTTGTAGCTCCTCATCCCAGAAATCCTCACCTATAGTAGCAAGGTAACGTAATAAGTACTTCTTATCATTAACCGTGATTATTTGTTTGTCCAGCGCACTAATCACATCTACCGCCAGCTGATCCACATCCGCAAATGTCTCAAAGTTCTCAAATATCCACACTTCGATGGTAGTCGTATACCCAGCCCAATCGTTTGGTACTTCCCGTGAACCTTCCTTAACTACAAGGTAAGGCTTTTCTATTTGCAATGAAGGAACATATGGCTCGTATACCCTTTCACCAACTAATGCAACTTTTTCTACAAGTAACTTCCTTATTTCGTCTCTCACATGCTCCACAGCTCCCTTATACGCTCGCATATATCTGGATAGAACTTGTCTAACGTCGGCTTAAGTATCGCATACGGCTTAACCTCTTTTACCTTACCGCCTTTAGTTTTTACCTTATGCCCACGCTCAAGGTAAACGCCATAACTTACACCATGCCCAAGTATGAGTTTTATTTCGGTTTCGCTCTTCTCTATTCTGGAATGTAACCCTGCTACAGCCAAACCTGTTCGTGTAGTCCACGGCTTGTTTGCTTTCATGTACCCTTCTGTCATTGGTCGGTATACCGTGTCCATTAACGCATAAATCTGCTGAAACTTATATTTACTTTTATCACTGAAACCTTGGGCAACTTTTATCATTCATCCATCCCCTGCAACTGCACTTGGTATCCTACCACTTCACCCTGTACGCTTAACGGGATAACGTTAACTACTTTTAACTTCCCCAGCATAGGTACATCTACCACATCCACAACATTTGCACCAGCCTTTACATCTGCGGAAGCATCACAAAGCATTGACCATGTTACACTTCGCAATGCCCTCCCTCCTTCATCAATCAATTTTACTGGAATATTCCTATCATTCAAGAATATACGCACTCTATATGTTCCTACTTCCGTGGTAGTCTCGGTGTAATGTCCTTCACTCAATACTCGCTGTGTACGGTAAATGGTAACTTCTACAGGGTTTTGCTCAATTGCCCATGCGATGTCTCTAACCCGCTGTTCCTTCATACCACATCAGGAGGATTAACCTGCACAATTCTTGCTCCCATATCACCCATCTGGGAATATAAGTCAGCCATCTTTAAGCACAACTCCAACATGTCTGTCAACGACCTATAAGTGTAACTTTCTTCACCAATAGAATAGCTTTGGATGTTCCCTAACTCTTCTTGTATCCTCGCCGCTTTTAATGTCCATACATAGGAAGCCGCCGCATAAATGTTATCTGACGCCTTAATAATGTCTTCTAATTCAGCATCGGTGAACCTTCCCTCTTCCTTCTCACCAGCAAGATTGCGTAACTGCTCAACTAACTCTGGAGTTGGTATCATCATTAGCTTGCGCTAATCTCTACCTTTTGCACATTCTCGTCTAATGCAGCGAATACGCCTCGGTAAGCATAAGCGATTATCTGAGCTTCAACTAACCTTGTCAAATCGCCGCTGGTAGTTTCAATAGTAAGGTCTTTCTTCACGAGTTCCTTAAACCCTTGCTTCGGCCTAATCAAATAAGCTTTGCCCTGCGGTACTCCTTCATACACATATGGCTTGCCATTCATTGTTCCTTGCCAACCTTCATAATAGATTATCGTATCAATGCCTGATAACGCTGGATAAGTCGTGCCTTCTATGGTAAAACCTCCACGCAATGCAAGTTCAATATCAAACCTATCAGCTGGGTTTGCAAGTAACACTGTCGCTGGACGCTTTGCTAAAGTGGCATCTATGATTGCCTGCCTCAATGTCTTATAAATCCCTAACCACAATGGGTCGCCTGCTTCACCTTTCCATGTGGTAACATTCTTGGTGTTGTATTTGTTGTAACTGAAAATCGGGTACAAGTGGATATGATTCAGCAACGCATTATAAGCCTGTCCAATCGCCTGATTGATAAGCTCAATCCTGAACATCTCATTGAAATCTATGAGTTCCTTGGTGTACTCAAATCCTGCGGTATATTCCTGAATGGTAGCAATCGGCCCCTTCTCAACGGACAAACTCCCGAACTTGACCTCTTGCCCTTCCAAATGCTCAAGGAATACTACATTCCCATACATTGCCCATGTTGCCTGCAATACCCTCGGAAAATTGGGGTCGCTTAAAGTCTGGTAAACTGGAGCATACAATGTCTGAACCTGCTCCCTACCCAGCTGGACATCTAACGTAACCTTCCTTAACAAGTCCTGCTTATCTTCAAGCGATGCCGATGTCATCAACTCACCTATGGGTTTAGTCAACTGGTATGTTTCCATCTCGCCATTAATTAGCTTCACATCTACAGGGTACTCTTTTTTATCAATCACCATAGGTACGGTAAATGTATATGTTCCTTGCCTTTTTGCGGCTTTAAGACTTTCTTGATCAATTATAGTCATCTATATCAGCCCCCTTTCTCTATGCTTGCGGCCCAAGGATAAACGTAAGCACCTTATTCACACTGTCATAAGATGTGCAACGCCCCACTAACCTATTACTTGTTCCAACATCATTAGTAAATGCCGTCCCATTCCAATAGACCAAACTTCCAACGCTAAACGTTGCACCATCTACAACCTGCACAGTGCTATACTCTGCTTGCTCAATGTTCAGCACTACCTTATCCCCTGCTTTGCCATTAGTCATGGCCGCTCCGAAAAACCCTTCAATTCCATAAAAATTGCCCTGAACCACATTATCCGTTGCTGTAACCACTACGCTTTTCCCATCGCTTATTTTCGCAACAGGTATTTGATACTCTGTGCTTGGTACTGGCTGTCCATCAAACGCCATTTTCTCTGCCCCCTTTCTAAATTCTTACTCGCTTAACTACGAGTTTACTGCTCTGCTCTTCACCCACTACTGGAGGGTTTACAGCATAAATCTTACTTAATGCTTCTTTCACATCTGGGTCGTTCAAGATATTATCAATCTCGCCTGCTATTTTCTCTTTGTCAGGCTCACCTTCATACTTAAGCAACTTCTTTACCAATACTTGTGCTACTTCACCTGAAACCTTCTCTTTAATCAGCTGTTCCACCAACTCGCCACATTCTTTGCGTTTCTGCTCTTCAAATGCGGCTTTCATCTTCTCTACACTTGCGACAAGTTCCTCACCTTCTACCCCGAGCAACTCTGTCAGCTCGCCATAAACCTTTTGCACTTCGTCCATGCTATCACCTGCCTTTGTTTCTTCTTGTGTTTCTTCTTTTGTCTCTTCTCTTACACTATCCATTTCGCCAATGGCTACAACTTGTGTTTCCATCCCCGCCCTTCCTAACGGTGTCCAGTCAATGCTCAACGGCTGATAATCAACGACCTCAATTTCGCCATTTGTCTTGTGCTTTAACTTCGGAACGCCAAAGATAGAAACTGTCCTTACAGCATTGCCTTTGATCCAACGCTTCAAATCTTCAGCGGACTTATCAATCACACCTCGCACATACAACTTGCCATTTTCAAACTTTGCACCTACCCAATGTGTAACTGGCTCTGGGAACTCATGATCCACATTATCAGGTTTTTGATGACCCATAAATCCCGGAAGCCCTTGCTCATTTACTGTTCTTTCAATAGCTTTTAGTGCTTCTTCAGTGTAAAACCAGCCTCTTTTAGACTTGCCAACGGGTACTGCTACTACTACCTCCATCGGATTAGGGTCATTCTCTTGCAAACTCTTCACATCAGCCCATGGTGCGACTGGGATATCCTCAACCGCCATCTCGCCAATAACATCCATTTGCAACGGTACTGCCATTTCGCCTGCATATTCCTTTATCGTATCGGGAAGCTCTAATCCCATTGTTCGGTAATGCTTCGCCAAATGCATTGCCGCCTCCTTCTTCTCACTCGCAGTTAAATTCGGCTCTGCCCTTGCACCAGCTAATGCTCCAACTGCCGCTATTACGCCCCTACGATTAACGACTAATGTTCCATCGCTTCTTATCTCATGGTGTGGCCCCCAGCAATCGGCTTCCCTTAAATTCTCATCAACAGGAGCTTTGACTACTGCATACATCTCTTTTATCGCACTTGCAAGCCCTGAAGCTCCTTCTTCACGTGCTTTTTTGAATGTTTGCCAAATACTGCCTTTATCTACATCCCCCCAATCACGTTCTGAAATCTCGTCATTATTAATGGTAAATTTTGTCGGCACTATTGCACCCCCTTTCTATACTTGGGAAGGTATTGCCCTGTCTTCATGTCTCGGATAATCGGCTTCCCATACTTCGGGTTAATCTCTATTCGTGCTTTATCGTACCTCTTCTCAACTTTTATTGGACGTTCACCCCCATTCATATGTTCCATTATACCACCTAAATGGCACAATAAAAGCGCCTCGGCCTTAGCCTCAGCGCTTGTTAACGTATTGACCGGTCTTTAAGTCTCGCACCACCAGCTTTTGATGTCTGGAATGAATCTCAATTCGCTTTGAGGTAGGATTTTTGTAAACCTGAACCGGCTGATTTTGATTTTGTTTCTCTTCCATTACCCTCCTTCCTTTCATTTTTCTGGTATTCGTTTTGGACAGGGTTCTTCGTTGTCGCTGTATTTTTTGGGTTTTGTCCCGAATTCCGCACAGGTAGCATAATCCAAGGCGTTCTTGCAATATGCGCACTGCGATAATTTAATTACAGCCTCGCCTTTCTCCCATCTGAATCTAACAGATCTGTCCTCAGTCATTGTATCACCTCGTTAAACTTTTCTCTTTCTAATTATATTATACTCTTTGCAACAAAATTATTCGTATTATTCTACTGGAACAACATGCAGTATCAAGTTTTTCACCATCTCTTGTTTTTCCGTCCCTTCGTAAATTTCGCCTGCCTCTACATCCAACACCCTGAATTTTTGTCCGGGGGCGAACAGATATTCCCTTTCCCTTGGGAATTTGGATATTTCTTCTAGGAATAACCCGCCCCTGAAACCTTTGGGTGCGTGAATCCGTATCTCCAAACCATTTTCGTAAACAAATATACCTTGGCGATAGGAAGTACTCAAAAATCCTTTGTCCTGTATCACTGATCTAATCAATAGCTTCTTCAGTTCCGGCATCTTACTAGTATCACCATTCACTACTATGTCCTCTGCAATTTCCCTTACTTCTGGACCGACAAGGTGTTCTAATGTCCCTAACTTATCATGACGGTAGAATATCGTGTTTTGGCTCAATGGACTTGCTTTTTTGATGAAGTTGGTTAAAGCCTCAATCATTTTCTTGGTTTTTCTCTTAGCTGTCTTCCCTATTTCTGGGAACCTCAAGGCTTGGTTGTATTCTTCATAACCTAACGAACTAGTATAATACTCTGCCGCTTCTCGTTCCTCGGGGGTAGCCTCATGTACTAAGAAATGACTATGCTTTTTTACGTCTTCAATTGTATTATTCAAACCGTATTCGTTTGCGTAATCATCTGGCTGGTATTTTTCATACAAATCTACATAGTCGTCCAGATTGATTATATCCTCTTCTTCTTCTGATGGCTTAGCAAATGTCCTTTGCCAATATTCCTGCAATTCGGGATCACTATCTGGATTGTCCCTGAACCTCTCTAACCTTTGCACAAATGCATTTGGGTCTTCCACTACCTCTGTAAAAAAGCACAAACAATTCGGATGCGCAGGCATTGGCGGAGCATCCTCTACTCGGTAAACACCCGGCCCCAACCCTTGGTCGGCATATGCTAACTCATCACAAATATCGTATTCTGGGTGTTCTGAACTTAATACCCACTTCACACCTCTACATGCAGGGTTATATGTCGCACTCTTTAATGTGGCATCACCATGAGCCGCTGATAACTCTGTCCTAACCAGACGCAACGACTCATAATTTAAGTCTTTCGGTAACCTCCTACCCATGCGTTTCATCATATTAGGGTAGTCCTTTACTAATGTCCCTGAACCTTCTTTAACATACTTTGTCAATGCTCTTGCTATATCCACAGGGTCCATATTTTCTGCTATCCCTGCTGTTAATATCCTCCCTATCGCCTCTGTGGTATCACCAGTTATATTCCAAATCCTATCGCTTAAATATAAACCACCAACCCTGCGATTCCACATTGCCTTGATAACATCTTCTTGCACTGAACCAAACACATTTTGTATTTTTCCAGCTACTTCAGGGAACACCTTTAGGAGTAAATCTGCACTAACTTTCTCATTAAACTCAACCCCAATGCCTACTGCCTTCTCGATACCTTTGCTAATGATATCTTTCTGTTTACCATTCAACGCCTTGGCGAAATCTTTCAACCCAGCTTTAACATACTTCATCTGTGCCGCTACATCGGAAGGCATGCCTTCTATAGAAACGCTCAAATCTTTGACCATCCCTTCCACTTCCTTGGCTAATGCCTTTTCTGTGGCTAACTCGGTAGTAAGAAACTTTCGCCTATTTTCAAGTGCCCACCTATAATACGGCCCATTGAAACGCTTCAAATCCTCACGCCAGCTCATTACGTGCTTCTTCTATCGCCTTATTGATCTCCTCTAATTGTGCATTCATCCCAGCGTTTTCTTCAAGCCGCTGTCGTAATATCCAACTCCTTATTATCCTCTCTCGCTCGCCCGGAAGCTCTTCATTATCTGAAACATAACCTTTCATGGTATCCACATACTCGCTCAACAAATCGACAGCCGCATCCATACTCATGAAGCCACCCATCAATGCAGTATTAATTGCCTGCGTGAGCAAATTAAGTACCCTTGCATATTGCTCTTCATCTCGCTCGATTACTTCATCCCATGCTAACGCTATTGAATAATCCTTGAACCTCTTTCCTGTTACCTGCGAATGCATTGCCAATACCATACGTGCAAATTGCTGCCAACTTTCTGTTACCATCTCACGTTTACGTGCTACTCTTCGAATTAACAACGGGTATTGCTCTTTCACGCTCGCATGCGAACTTGGAGTGTGCACACCAAATGCAAACTCGGGCACTTCGGACACGTCTACAATACAGTAGAATAACAACTCAAGTAATGCGCTCGCATCTCCTATTGCTGAGTTCACCTCGATAAACGACGCATCCTCTTCATTGGTAAAGATTAAAAGCTCATGACCTGTTAAATCAATTCTCGCTGGTCGACCTTGCTGAATACTTTCCCACGCTTCAGGGAAATTGTTTTTAATGAAGCCGCTGACATCTTTTAACTGCAACTTCATCCTTGGAGTTGAATGCATCTTTGAACCTTGCAAAGCATGTAACATCACATCGTGGTACGCTTTGAAATACGGCTCTACTGCTTCCAACTCAGAATTACCGAATAACTGCGTCTCTTCCGCCTCATTCTTAAAATGTATTATCGGTATGAAACCCCATAAATTGGGTTGCTCTCCTACCTTCAAATCTGGTGGTACGTCTCCTTCAGCTTGTGTTACAATACTATCTGCTGTTACGATTTGGGTATAGTTATACTGCCTTCTTCCCTGATCCCACATTACCCTTGCCGAAATCGTATATGCTACTGGCTCATGCGTAAAGGGATCCAACTCAATGTCTGCAACTTGCTCTGGCGGTATGATTGTGAAATCCACTGAACCACCAACACGCTCTGGGTAAAGAACACTTCTCTTGTTATTCACATACAAATATAGAAAACAGTCTCCATCTCTCAATGTCAATTGGTGTACCCGTAAAATTCTACTTGTCCAATCAACCAAATAGTCGTCGAGCACCGCTTGAGCATCCTCGTCAGCGCATCTGAAATGCGGTGCGCCCATGAAACCAGCAAGCGTGTTTATAATCGGTTTCGCAAAGCCCGCCCCTAGCTTGTAAGCTTCGTTTGTATTGTGATATAATTCACGTGCTAACTGATAATTTACTCGTGAGGTATTTAATGAATATGACGTGTTATAAGCACTAACAACCCAACCATATTGCCCATAATCGGGTTGCCTTAATTTTGATATTTCCCCTGCAAGCCACTTAAACGGGTTTGTCGTAAATCTTCACCCCCCGCAAGACGTCAATCCCTTTAGGACTACGTTTTTCTATATTTTCCACTATGTGTATTATACCATACCTCAGCGCATCCATTGCATGATCATACTCTTTTTCTGGTTCTTCTTTTATTTGATCATTTACTTTTTTCCAGTGGTAACTCTCAATCTCATCCAATGTATTACTCAGGCCTCGGAAGAAGAACAATCTCTTTTCTCGCAGTAAGCCTGTAACTGCCGCTATGCCCTCTTTAACAGCATTGTTTGCAGGTGTGGCATTAAAACCCTGC